CGATCTGGCCGCCCATCAGGGTCCCCTCCAGGATCAGGATGTCGAACGTGAAGGTGGGGTTCGTCGGGGACGTCGACGTCCCCTTCGGTCGCGCGACGACCTCGACCTCCTGCCCGACCTTGCTCGACAGCAGTGCATCGGCGCTGTTCGTGCCCCAGCCCTGGTTGAACATGATGCGGCAGGTGCCGTTGCGGATGCCGGCCGCGTGAACGGCGTAGCCGCCGTCATCGGCGGACGTGTCATCGAGGTCGGCGGCGGTGGTCTTGATCTCGATCGCCTTGACCTTCGCGAGCGCCGTGCCACCCACGGTGACGACGGGGTCCAGCAGCACAGTCGTGCTCATGACTTCTCCTTGCTAGTGGTCGGTGTAGATGCGGATGCGGACGTTGCAGGCCACGTAGGTCAGTTCGCCGATGGGTAGGGCCACGTACTCGTCGACGTCGTGAACGAACCCCGTGCCGTCAAGGGCCTCGTTGATCGCGGCGATGAACGACCCGGACCCGTTGGTCTCCACGAGGTCGTCGAGCATCGTCTGCGCGGACTCCGATGACGTCCGGCCCGTGACTAGTTGCGCGATCCACTCACGGCCAGCCTCACCGTCAGCGGCGCCATGCACCGTCCAGGCGCCGGGCGTGAGGATCGCGCACGGCGTGTTCACCTGCTCCGGCACATACCGGTTGACGCGGAGCTTCCCGTCCGGTGTGGACAGGCCAGTCATGCCCTCGATCGCCGTGGCCAGCAGATCGCGGATGTCGCCGTTGACGCTCACCCGAAACCGCCCGCACGCTGATACGGATCGAGCTTCGTCGTGATGTCCGGATCACGAAGCTGCACCTGGATCGAGCCCAGGTCGCCGAACGTGATACCGAACGGGGCATCAGGACGCTTGAGGGTTCGCACGGCCAACAGGACGGCCGCTTCCTTCACCGGCCCTGGAACAGCAGGCCAGCCCCACAGCCCGGTCACGCGGACCCGATACAGGGCCCGTGAAGGCCACACGCGCCCACCCAGGGCGATCAGGTTCGTGACCGGCCACGGCTCCCCGTTGAGGATGCCGTTGATCGGGTTGCACTCGTATTCATCCTCGTCGACGGTGGTCCAACCACCGGAGTTCCCGACCTCGACGACCAGACCATCCGCCGTCGACACGTCGTCGATGAACACGCACGTCGACGTCTGCGCCGGGAACTTCCGCGCACTGGCCGACTCGGCCAGGGTGAACGTCCGGTGGCAGTGGTTGTTGATCTCGGTGTCGATCGAGGTCAAGATTCGCGTGATCGCCGCGTCGTACTGGGTATCCGCCTCCTTGAGCTGGAGCGAATCCTTGACCTCGGACAGATCCGCGTAGGTCATGCTCAACCCTTGGTGGTCCGACGTCCGCGCGCGGTGGCCGGCTTCGGCGCGTCACCGACCAGCGGCTTCCCGTCGACCGTCGCGTCCGCGTAGCCGCGCAGCCGCAGCTGCTCGTCCACGAGCGCGGCCCGCTCCGTCTTGCCCTGGCGCAGATACCCAGCGCGCTCCACGAGGAGGGCGCGGACGGTGTCACTGACCGGGGTCGGCGCGGCGGGCTCGACCACTTCCGGTTCCTCCAGGGTGGTGTCGGTCGTGTCGTCAGCCATGCGTGCCTCCAGGGTGGTGTCGGTCGTCGAGCCAGTAGTCCTTGTGATGCGGCAGCACCGCGCCCGTGTGGGCGTGGATCGGGATGCCGTGTGCTGCGAGTCGTGCGCAGAACGTGATGTCCTCGCTCATCCACGCCCCACCGACCGGGCCGTCCGCGAACCAGCACCAGTCCGGCTCCGCGGCACTCGAGCGGATCGCCTCCAGCGCTGACCGGTGCACCAGCAGGAAGCCCGCGCCGCACGCGTCGATCGGGATCACTGTGTCGGCCGGGTAGTCGTTGATCGGTGCGCCGCGGCCCTCGGGGGTGAGGCGGTAGATCGTCGGTACCGGGAGCGGGTACGGGTCGCTGGGGTAGGCCGCGAAGTAAAGGCCCGACACGACTGGCCGGTCCGTGTCGTGCGCCGCGGCGATTACCTTGTCGAACGCTGGCACCGGCAACTGGTGGTCGGTGTCCAGCATCAGCAGCCACGCCGCGTCCGTGCGATCGAGGAACGTCCGCACGAGTTCGTTGCGGCCCCGGGACAGCAGGCCGTTGCACAAGATCCGGATCGTCGAGTCGTGGAGCCGTGCGTCCCGCGAGCGCACCAAGCGGACGAGGTCCGCCGCCCACCTGCCGTCTACGTTCCCTGGGTCCAGCCAGCCGATCGCTACGCGGTCACGTGAACGCACGGGCCTCCCGTCCGGGGTTGGTCCTGGCCGCCAGCCCTGCCCCCCGCCGGGTCACGGCGAGGGGCAGGAGAGCGGTCAGGCTCAGAACGTCGGAGTGACCAGGCCGGTGCCCGCCACCTTGCTGTGCGCGTTCGTGTACCGCGCGTGGGTGTAGCCGAAGTAGCCGAACACCACGAACAGCACGCCGAGCGACGCAGCGGCCGGCTGCTCCGCACGGATGAACAGCGGAGCGGACGGGTCCTCCCACAGGTGGCACTCGCGGGACGCGACCACGTAGATCTCGTCCTCGTTCGTGCTGTTCCCGAGGGTCGTGGCGATGTTGTTGTCCACGATGACCTTCATGCCGTTCGGCAGGATTCCGCGCACGCCGTCGCCGTAACCGCTGGCGTTGTTCGTGCCGCCCTGCTGAGCGTTGATGCCGGGCTGGCCGATGAACGGCCACGAGCTCGACACCTGCGACTGCATCCACGCCCAGCGGCGCGAGTGCATGATGGCGTAGTCCGCATAGCCGAAGCCGAGCAGAGCCGCCTCGACGTTCGCCTGTGCGTTCAGCACCTTCGGGTACAGCTCAGCCGCCGTCGGCGTGGTGTCCGTGTACGTGACGGACTGGGCGACGTTCGTCAGGCCGTTCGTGGCCTGGTTGAGAAGCGTCGAGTCCAGAGTCGTCGCGTAGCGAGCGAACAGGTCCTGGAGGACCACACCGTCGATGCCGGTGCCGCGGTCGATCGCCTGACGGCTGATCGTCTGCTGCCCGCCAGCGGTCTGCACGCTGACCGTCAGCAGCGTGTCGTCGGCGTTGGTCTCCGACACCCCGCTGTTCTCCGACGCCTGGAGCGCGACTGACGTCGCCGTGGTCAGGCGGGAGATGTTGACGGTCATGCCCTCCGAGGGGAGGGTGTGCTTGTTGCAGATGTCCGCGAACGGCCGCAGAGCCGCCGTGGCCGGCGCGTACAGGTCGGTGAGGTACTGCGGCACGACGAGGCCAGTGAAGGCCCCAGTGCCAACCGCACGCGACAGGTACTCGGCCCGCTCCACCCGCTCCTCGTCGGAGTGGCGGTTGAGGCGGGACTGCGCCTGCCAGTCGCCCAGGTGAGCAGCGCCGACATCGCGCAGGAAGGACGAACCGTCCTTGTCCTGGTCGGGCCGGTACGTGCGCTCCTCGGCGCCGACGCGGGCGACCCGGTCGTAGGCTGGCATGGCTGCGCCGGGCACGGTCACGAGGGCGCGGTCGTTGACCTCCGCGTCCTTGCGCTCCTCTTCCTGGAGCTCACGGATCTCGTTGGCCCGCTCGTCCAGGTCCTTGTCCAGCTCGACGTTCTCCGCGCGGATGGCGGCGACGCGCTCCTGCTCGGCCTCGTCGAGGAGGTCCTTGCCACGCAGCTCGGCGAGTGCGGTGGCGTTTTCGTTGCGCTTGGCGAGGACCGCGTTACGGGCCTCGACCTTCTTCGCGATGAGGTCGCGAATGTCCATGATGAGTCTCCTTGGATTGAGTGCTTCCGTGGGACTCAGCGGTCAGGCGACAGGCGGCAGGCGAACGCGCACCGGGCATCGGGCTACTGGCTGAGACGTGACCCGACCGGATTGGTCGGGAGTTCTTGGAACCCGCTAAGCGGCGGGCATGGTTTCGCGCTCGCGGATGAAGTCCGCGGCTCGGACGGCGGAGGCGATTCGCTCGACGTCGGCGGACCGCAGCGACCCATCGGTCGTGGGGTTCGCGCCGTAGCCGACGATCGCGACGTCGCCGCGGTGGATGTCGTACTCCTCGATCCGATACTCCGTGTAGTCCGGCGACCACTGGCCGCGCAGAATCCGGAACCGGAAAGACATCTCCGTGACCATCTGTGACCGCAGCTTCGGCGCGATGTACGCGACGTCATGGTCGTCGGGGTCGAGATCGGGAGCGTCGACCAGGAGGCCGGCGTCCTCCTCGGACAGCGACAGGGTGCCGGTCAGGGTCGTCGCGATCCTGCGCAGCGAGTCGTGGTTCAGCACCAGCGGAACGTCCAGGCCCGGAGTCTTGAGCGACTTCTCACCCGCGCCCGCAGACACGATCTCCGTGTACGGGCCGGCCCAATCCCACATCTCGTAGCCGCGCTCGTACGTCGTCGCGTGGCCCGTGAAGTGCAAGCGGTCCGCGGTTGAGGCAGCACGGAACTGGATGTCAGCGGGGGTCGCCCGGGTGTAGTTCGCCCATCCGTCGTCAGCGCTGCGGCGCTGCGACGGTCGGTCCGCCCGGGTGCGGACTTGATCGCGCCGCAGAAGGGCGGCTTCCATCAGGTCAGTCATGCCGCTGCTCCTTGCGCGATCTGTGGCGTGGGCTTGTTCGGGTTTCCGAAGAGGCGGTCGAACTCGGCGATCTGCCCGTCGGTGAAGGGCTCCAGGTTGTCGAGCTCGCGCCCCTCCGACGGTGCGAGGAGGCGGTCCTTCACTCGCTGCCCGATCACCAACGAGCGGGTCTGCGGGTCCATGCGGAGGACGGCATCCGTGTTGAGCTTTACGAACCGGGGCGCGGGCAGAGCGCGGGACAGTGCGTCCTCGCGCCGACCGACCGCCGGACCGATGTTCAGGATCAGCAGCTGGAGGTTGCGCTGCGTGACGTTCGCGTAAGTGATCGAGCCCGTCGACGTCTCCGCGTCGATCATGTCGCCAGGCACCCCGAAGAATCGGCAGGTATCAGCGATGCCGTACTTCATCTCCTCGAGGAACATCACGCTGTTGGCTGGAACGGCGTTCATGGTGTATTCCCAGTCGCGACCCGTAACGAACACGTCGCGGTTGGCGATGGCCGCCTTCCACTTGGCCTTGACCTCAACCGACTCGACGTCGTTGATCGTCGGCTTCAAGGTATTCCGCAGATGGCCAGCCGGAGCAGCGTCCGATGAGAACCAGCCGAGGGCAAACTCCTGTGCCGACAGGTACGTGCCGATCGACCATGCCGCGTATGTGATTGGGGACAGGCCGACCGGTAGGCCAGGCGCCGTGAACTGGCGCTCATGCCACACCTGCGACGGGTCGTATTCGACGCCCGCGATCCAGTACTTCGTGACCTTCGCGCCGGTTGCCTGAACGGTGACCTCGCTCGCCGGCACGAGATCAATCCGCTTCGGGAGGTCGTTCGCGTCCCGCTCTGTGATGATGCCGAACGTGTTGCCGTAACGGTCAAGGTCGATCTGAGTCGAATACATCCACTCGCGGATGCCGTTGCCATCTGGTGTTACCAGGAGCGCCGACTTCGGGACCTCGACTTGCACCCCGCCCACCCGACGGTAAGAGTCGATCGGCATCATCGAAATCAAGTCCGCGCGCAGCCGCAGGCACGCCC